TTTATTCAGTTTTCAATGTACGAAATCTATGATTAATTCCTTACGGAAACAATCTCTAACAAGAACTGGTTAGGCTGTTAGTTTTCGGACAGTCTCCCCCTACCGTCACGACCGTCACGCATACAACGCACAAATATATTTTTCAAAAAGTTTTTACTTTGATTGTCACGACCATCACTCCTAATAATGATGTTCTTTTGTTTTACTCCAACGATCTCCACGCTCAGCATGTATCTTTGAGTGACAGCTCTTGCACAAAGATATTAGATTGCTTCGCTCGTGAGTTCCTCCCTCAGCAAGCGGCACCTTGTGATGCACTTCCTCAACTGGTACTATCACACCCTTCTCATAACAAAGCTCACAAAAAGGATGCGTCTTAACGTAGCTGTCGCGGATGCGCTTCCAAACTCGTCCATACCTACGGCGTACAGCAGGATCTCTGTCATACTTCTCGTAGCGCTTGTTCTCTTGCCGCTGGTGCTTTTCACAGTACCGGCCTTCCGTCAGGTTGGGGCAACCGGGGATAGCACAGGGCTTCATGGGTTTACGTGGCATGGGGCTCCTCCTTTCTAGGGGCCAGGGCATAACAAAGACCCCGGTGGTTTTTCCAACGGGGCCGTTTGCGCTTTCCTGTATCCTGTTTTGCTGATTTTACTATAACACTAAGGGCACCCGCTCATATCCGCTCATTTCCGGCGAATTTATATGCAGGTTGGATTTTCAGGTACAACAAAATGGTTTAATGCTTTGTTGTGCCATCTACGGACAGTGCTTTCGTCCACATACATAAGGTCAGCGATACGTGGCCATGTGAGATTCTTGATATAGCGAAACTCAAGAACCAATCGCTCATCCTGGTTACTCATTTCCGAAATAGCCTGCTGCATTTCTGTCTTAAGCTTAATGTGCAGCTCAAGCTTTGCCGTTAACAGGTCCTGATACTCCATCATCTTATAGATCTGTTTTACAAAAGGTGCGTCCGTATTTCGTGTTGAATTATAGCGTTCTTCAAATCCAGGAGAGGATACGCTGCAGGCAAGCTCCTGCCAATATTCAATATCCATTTTAATAAGCTTTATTATCTGCTCCAGGCGATAACCCTGTGATAAATATTCTTTTGCTGTCATTCCTCTACCTCCTCGTCCAGCTTCTTTATCAGGTACTCCGGATCGATTTCAGTTAGAGTCTTAAACCAGCCAGAGCGAAAAAACCGCAAGCATTCTTCTTTCATATCAAGGGCAGCTTGGCATTTTCGTCCTCTGGCCAGCTTCTTTATGGCAGCTCGGTAGTCCTTTGCTGCAGCAATCACAATCGCGTTTGCTAGCTGCTCATAAGGATCACATGTGTTTAAGTTGCTCATATGAGTACCTCCGATATTAAAAATCCTCGGATTGACTCTGATTGACTCGGCCTAGTTAGGCTCATTTACAGATGTGCTTTCACAGCATTGATAAGTCGGTTCTGGCTCGCATCCTTACTTGTTAATGCATCCAAAATATCCTCATCAATGGTTCCGGCAGTTACAATGTGCTGTACCACAACGGTTTTACTGCTCTGACCCTGACGCCAAAGTCTCGCATTTGTCTGCTGGTATAATTCAAGCGACCATGTAAGGCCAAACCAAACAATGGTGTTTCCACCCTGCTGTAAATTCAAACCATGACCGGCAGATGCAGGATGAATAAGGCCAACCTGGTACTTTCCATTATTCCAATTGCGAATATTCTCTTCTGTTACGATTCTGGCAAACGTTACCTTCAGTTCTTTGAGCTTTGCCTCGATTCTCTCAAGGTCGTGCCTGAACCAGTAACATAAAAGGATCGGGCTCTGGGCCGCTTCGATAATATCCTCTAAAGCCTCAAGTTTTCGGTCATGAATGTGAACTGCTTCTCCTGCCTCAGAATAAACAGCGCCATTTGCCATCTGACAAAGCTTCCCGGAAAGGGCTGCTGCATTTGCTGCAGTAATGGCTTCATTTTCTTTGTAAGGAAGGATAAGGTCCTCACGCATCTCGTCATAAAGGGCTGCTTCTGATTCATCCATGTAAACCGGATATCTATTTTCAATAAGCTCCGGCATCTTTAAGTGATCCATTGCTTTCATGGAAATAGTGATATCCGAAATCTTGTCATAGATCTGCTTCTCAGCTCCGGGCCTTAACTTATAGGAATAAACAATCTGGCCATTCATGCGGTCCGGCAAAAAGTAGCAGTTCCTGTACTGGGTAATGAATCTGCCAAGGCGAAGTCCCATATCCAGACACTTAAACTGTGCAAACAAGTCCATCATGCCGTTGGGAGAAGGTGTTCCGGTAAGACCTACAACTCTTTTGACCCTTGGCCTCACCTGCATAAATGACTTAAAGCGCTTCGAGTTCCAGTTCTTAAAGGAGCTAAGCTCATCAATAACAACCATGTCGAACTCAAATGGGATTTTGCTTTTCTCCACAAGCCACTGAACATTTTCTCTGTTGATGATGTAAATGTCCGCATCCTTCTTTAAGGCTTCGACTCTTTCCTTTTCTGTACCAACAGCGATGCTGTAACGTAGGTGTGACAGGTTGTCCCACTTCTTTATCTCATCACTCCATGTAACCTTTGCCACACGAAGCGGTGCGATAACCAGAACCTTTCGAACTTCAAATCTGTCATACATAAGTTGCTCGATAGCATCTAATGTACAAACCGTTTTACCAAGTCCCATCTGTAAAATAACCGCAGCAACCGGATGGGACAGAATAAACTCGGTTGCATACTTTTGATAATCATGTGGTTTGTATATCATCAAGAATTCCTCCAATATTGTCAGGGTGATCAAGCACGTACACTTTTGCACCCAATTGTCTTAGTAACTTATGGCGGTGAACTTGTATGGGTCTGGGAGTTTCACCAGGACGCTTCACTTCCACGAAGCCAACCTTCCCGTCAGGTAATATGACGATGCGGTCCGGCCACCCCACAGTTCCAGAGACCCACTTCTCACACAAGCCGCCACGCTTTTTAACTTCAAGAATTAACTTCTTTTCTACCTCACGTTCTCGCATGGCACCCTCCATCAAAACTTAAAAAAGTGATGGTCGTGATAAGCATTTCCTAAAACCCCCTATAGGCGTTTTTTTTAACCTAAAAACACTCTATAGGGACTTTTATATATAGAATGTCACGACCGTCACTTTTTAGAATTTGCATTAGAAAAAGTTTTAGTTTAGGCCGTCACGACCTGCACTTTTACCTTTTCCATAAAATCTTTTATGAAATGACTGTCACGACTTGCACCTTAATCCAGGAAGTCCTGACCTTCCTTAAGAGCCAGTCCTAACACCAAAGCTCCCTTGTTGGTCTTACGCTTGTTAAACCCTGCCTTCTCCATCGAGCTGTAGAAATCAGAAGTGCTTCTGATATACTCGCCGTTTGTCATGCAGTGTGCGCGGTAGGCCTGATAGAGTTCTCCGGACTTCGCTGTTAATGACGGATCAACATCACAGCACTCATCAATGAACTGCCCAAGCCAGTCGTTATCCTCGCGGTATGCTTCAATGGCATCGGTTACGATCTTTGGCGCCTTAAATTTGTAGTCTGCAGCAATCGCCTTCTTTGCACCCTCGATAATCCAGCTCATGATGTAGCTTCCTGCATTATCAAAAAGGTAGTCAGCGTAGTTCTTAATATCAGAAGAACCGGTAATCTTAGCATTGAAGGGAATTACAACAAGGCGTCTCCAGATACCATCATCGTTTGCACCGACCTTCGGCAGGTGGTTTGTATAGAGCACAAGCGTATGGGAAGGCACAAAAGCAAACGGGTCCTTGTATTTTTTCTCTGCCTGGATCTCATCTGTTGAACAGAGCTGCTTTACCGTAGCGGTATTAAGACGCATGCCCTCTTCCATCTCAGATGCAATGATAAGGCGTTTTCCTTTAAGCTCTGCCATCTCCGGCTTTACATTTCTCTTGCAGTTCATGGTGAGGGCCTCTGCAGAAATCTTTCCTGCGTAATTACCAAGCACTCTGTAGATAGTGTTCCAGAAAGTAGACTTACCATTTGCACCACCACCGTAGGCGATGATCATATGCTCCTGGAAAACCTTACCGACCGCAGCACTTCCGACTGTCATCTGGACGTATTCGATAAGCTCCTTATCACCAAGGAAGAAGGTATCAAGTGCATCCTCCCAGATTGCCTTACCTACCTCTGACGGAGAGCAGGCTGTAATCTTTGTAATAAGGTCCGCAGGATCATGTTCCTTTTTACCGGCAAGTCCTTTTGTCATATCAATGGTTGCTTCCGGAGTGTTAATAAGGAATGGATCCTTATCGAGGTCCGTCACGTTGATAGCCAGCATCGGCTTTGCTGCATTCATCGTAGAAACGATGTATTTGTAATCCCTACGCTTTTGCACAAACTTGAGATAGGTCTTTGCGCCAAGCAGCATGAAGTAAAGTTTTAAGAGCTTCGGTGTGGTGCAGGCTTTCTCTAAGTCCTTACCACCGGCCCTGGCTGTTACTTCATCAACACCGGCCGTAACCAGTGCTTTCACCGCAGACTCGACTGCATCCTCCGCATCTGCAAGCTGCAGATCCAAAAACTCCTCTGTGGCACCAACCGCGAGCTGCTTATCCTCACACCATCTGTCACCGTCGTATCTTAAGTAGTCGGTAGCATTGGTAAACTTGAGCTCGTTACCATACTCGCGGGACAGCACCTTTGCTTCTCCGATATCCGAGTAGTCCTCAGGCTTTAAGGATGCGCTGCCGAACTCGTCGTTGTACTCTTCAGGCGGAATGTACCCGTCTGATGTCATGACCTTCGTTTTATAAAAATGAGTGGCGCTGTTCCAGATCGTTGCTACTTCCTCTTTAGGAAGAGGCGGATCACACTTGGCCACGTACTCCATGAAAACTTCAAAAGCCCTATCATCGTTAAGGCCGTACTTCTTTAAAATGCGACCGGCATAATGGCTGAGGGTCTTGTTGCGGCTTCCTTCTAAAATGGGACCGCTGTGCGTCGGAGCATCAAACTCCTCCTCATCCGGTTCTCCCGAAGTAAGGTCTCCGTCCTCAAGCTCGTCTGTGATATTCATCCAGCCTTCGTGCCAGATAACCTCACCAACCTCTGAACCATATAAGAACCTAGCCGCATCAAGAGCATTCCCATCAAAGAAGGGATAGTTCTTATAAAGAAGCTCCTTTACCTTGGCGTACTGGGTAGCATCTGTAATCTCCTCTACCGGGAACATCACGTGGTACCTTGGCGCTGCAGGGTGACTTCCTTTTTCGAGCATGTGATGGCGACTTGGTACCAGGCAGTAGTTGATGTCCGGGAAGAGCTCGTCCATCTTGCTTTCAGTTATGTACTCTGACGGATCATCAGTGTGGTCATTATCGATATCCATGACGATGACATCAGAGGAAATGAATTTGTCGTTGCCTCTCTTGTTTTCCTTATAAGAAGCACAGACATGATCTTTTTTGACTGCTTCCTGCAAAACTTCAGCGCTTGTGACTTCTACCTTATTTGGATAGTCACAGTTGGAAGCTTTACCAGTGCAGTTTGCTGTGAAAATAGTAAATTGCATTTAAGCTCCTCCTTAAATCTCTGTGAATGTTTCTCTGCACTCGTTGTCAAAATATCTGATTGTCTTATGGTGCTTCTTGGCCTGGTTGATCTCAGCTCTCATACCCGGCGATGCTGTGCTGCCGAATACCCAAAGCTCATCCACCTTGCCGAGGAAAACCATGTCCATGAAAAGTGCCAGCTCTCGTTCCGTCTCTTCCTTTATATAAAGTGGAAGAAGCAAATGCGGCGCTAGCGGTATGGTTCCCTGGTCCACTGCGAATCTGCTGTAGCGCTTTGCGGCTTCCGTATTTCCAGATGTGTCGCCTGAATACTTCGAGCAGATGTAAACCAAAGGAAGGTATTTCTTTTGTGCCTTCATCCGACTCTCTCCTTTCGTTAAAAGATAGAGATTTTAACCTCTTCAACTTCCTAAGGGGATTTGCCGGGTCGGATTCCGGCTTTTTCATAAAAAAGTTCAAAAAAAATAACAGCCACCTACTTCTGGTGACTGTTACCTTATTTATCAATTATTCAATTATGTAAGAATCCGATATATCGCAGCACGATTACCTACGGTTCTTTTAGGCTTACCATTTTGAAGTAATACCTGCTCTACCTTTTCAAACCTTCCAGGTATGCCAATCTCTCCAGCAAAGGCCTTTCCTATCCTAGCTTTAACCACTTTAGGCCTTCCGGCATATGTCATGTCGATCTGAGTATAAGTAGTAGATGCTGCATTGAGGTCAAATTCAGTTCCAGCATTCGCCGGATCTGCAACATATGCTGCTATCTCATTCAATACTTCTGTTTCGAGCTGAGCTTCCGTTTTCGTGTTAGGACCCACTAAACCGTAATACTTGTTAAGAGCGTCAACAACCAGGATACTCACATTGACTCCCTGACTCGCAGCTTCGGCATTTAATTTTGCTTCAAGCTCTGGCCCAGGGAAAAACTGAATTCTCATAGGCTTCATCTCCTTTATTCTATTATTTGTACATGAGTGGTAGCTACTGCACTCATATCGTAAATCAAATATATCACATCTATCTTATGAGTGCAATACCCTTCACTCATATTTTTTATTATTTTTATGCCAGACTGAATCGCTTCCTTTTTATAAGCGAAAATCAGCCTGGCATTTTTTTATTTCAAAACCCGGAATTTCACCTCGCTAACTCCCTTAGGAAGTTAGAAGGACACAGGGCCACAGAAAAAAAATAAAAAAATTTTTCAGGAAACCCGGAATTTGCTCCTTCAAATCCCCTTAGGAAGTTAGAAAGGCAAACAAGCCAATCGGAAAGCGAGGTTAAGACTATGACTACCACAAGAGATTCTGCCAGTCCTATTGATGCCGCTGACGAAGAGTTGATCGATACCTTGATCGCCATCAGCGTCGTAGCAAAAAGACTGGCAGCCAAACTAAGACAATCTAATGAAAATCCAAAAGAAAGTGAGGACTCAAAAGATGAGCAAGAAAAATGAAGTATTACAGGCAACAAACACAGTTATCGAGAAAGGTAATGACTTTCTTGGAAAGGCAAAAGATTTTATTGCATGTGTAGAGCTCCTGCTCGTAGCAGCAACGGGCTTCAAGTCAATCCTCGAGAAGTACGACGGAGGTGCCAGCAATGAGTAAGATGTCAAACTTAGACCTTGTTCTTGATGAGATGATCACAGCCGGGCAGAAAATGATTGAGGCTGCTACTGCTTTAAGAGAGATGTTCTCTGAAACAGAAAAGCCCGAAGAGAAAAAGACTGCAACCAAGCCCCTCTTCGATCCTACCCCTGCTAAGAAAGAAGAACCTAAGCCAGAACCTGAGACTAAAACCTATACCTTCCAGGAGGTACGCGGAATCATGGCTAGTCTTTCAGGCAAAGGCATGAAAGCTGAAGCAAAAGCTCTCCTTACGAAATTCGATGCAAGCCGCCTGAGTGAAGTTAAGGAAGATGACTATGCTGCTTTAGCTGCTGAGGCCGAGGCCCTGCTTAATGGCTAAACATGCATTCCTTTCCGCATCAGCATCGCACCGCTGGATCAACTGTCCACCATCCGCGAAGCTGTGTGAAGGAATAAAAGATGAAGCTTCACCCTATGCCCAGGAAGGCACAGACTGCCATGAACTGTGCGCCTACCTTGTAGAAAAAGCTCTGGGCCGGGATGTTACAGATCCAACCGAAAGCCTCTCCTACTACAACGGTGAAATGCAAAACTGCGCTGAGGAGTATTGCACCTACGTTCTTGAGCAATATGAGAAAGCCAAAGAATACTGCAGCGATCCTCTTGTTTTTATTGAGCAGCGCTTGGACTTCTCCCGCTACGTAGAGAACGGCTTCGGAACCGGTGACTGCGTCATCATTGCAGATGAAGTGCTTCATATCATCGACTACAAGCATGGACTTGGTGTCCTGGTAGAAAGCGAAGGTAACACTCAGATGATGTGCTATGCCTTAGGTGCTTTAGAGGCTTTCGATGATCTGTACGACGTAAACACCATTGAAATGACTATCTTCCAGCCCCGCAGAGAGAATGTTTCCACCTGGAGCATCTCAAAAGAAGAACTACTTACATGGGCTGAAGAAGTATTAAAACCTACCGCTGCCCTCGCCTACGAAGGCAAAGGTGAGTTTAAAGCTGGCGACCATTGCCAGTTCTGCAAGGTAAAAGCCACCTGCAGAAAGCGTGCTGAAACAAACCTTGAGCTTGCAAAGTACGACTTTGAGATGCCTGCCACACTTGATGATATCGAGATTGCAGCAATCCTGCCTCGTATCGATCAGCTTATCGCGTGGGGTAATGATATCAAAGATTACGCACTCTCACAGGCCCAGGCCGGCACACACTATGAAGGCTTCAAAATCGTAGAAGGTAGAAGTAACCGTAAATACACAGACGAAGATGCTGTTGCATCAAAGGTCACTGACGCCGGATACGATCCTTACGAAAAGAAGTTACTTGGCATTACTGCCATGAGCTCACTTCTTGGCAAAAAGAAGTTTGAAGAACTATTAGGTGACTTGGTATACAAGCCGCCAGGCAAACCAGCTCTTGTTCCTGAGTCAGACAAGCGTCCGGCCATGAACACTGCAGCAGATGATTTCAAAGACAATTAATAGGAGGAAAAAATTATGTCTAAGATTCAGAATCCAACCAAGGTTATCACAGGAGTAAACACAAGATGGAGCTACGCAAACGTGTGGGATCCTAAGTCCATCAACGGAGGCGCACCTAAGTATAGCGTTTCCCTCATCATCCCGAAGTCCGACACCGTTACTGTTAACAAGATTAAGGCTGCTATCCAGGCCGCTTACGAAGAAGGCGAGTCCAAGCTCAAGGGAACCTCTAAGGTATGCCCTGCTCTCGATGTTATCAAGACTCCCCTTCGTGATGGCGACAAGGAGAGACCGGGTGATGAAGCCTATGCAAACAGCTACTTCATCAACGCAAACTCAGCTACCGCTCCTGGTATCGTAGATGCTGACCGCCAGCCTATCATCGACCGCTCTGAAGTATACAGCGGTGTGTACGGTAGAGCTTCCATTAACCTCTACGCTTTCAACTCAAACGGCAATCGCGGTATTGCCTGCGGCCTTAACAACCTTCAGAAGATCAGCGATGGAGAGCCTCTTGGCGGTAAGTCTAGAGCTGAGGATGACTTCGCAACTGAGGAAGACGACGAGTTCCTCAACTAAACAAATGACAATCAAGGCGGTGGGTCCTGCCTGCCGCCTATCTTATGAAAGGTACGGTGGCAATCAATGACAATGGATTATATTAACCAGTTAATCGACGCTTCTATCCGAGGCACTTTAATCGGAATCACTCTTTTCTTCTGGGGCTGCGGAATTATCGCAGTATGGAAGTGGGTATTTGGACTTGCTAAGAGATTTCTCAAATGGCTCTGTCCTAACCTCTTCAAAAAGAAGGAAGAATCTGAAGCAGAAAATAAGTAAGATCAGGGCGGTGGCACATTCTGCTGCCGCCTTATTTTAGGAGGATCAATATGACAATACATGAAATGTCCATCGATTTAGAAACCTACAGCGATGTTGATATAAAGAAGTCCGGTGTATATAAATATGCGGAATCCGACAGTTTTGAGATACTTCTCTTTGGCGTATCCATTGACGGAGCCCCTGTTGTGGTTTATGACCTTGCCTGCGGTGATACCCTTCCTGAGGATATTATCAATGCCCTGGTTGACGATACCGTAATTAAATGGGCTTTTAATGCAGTATTCGAGAGAATCTGCTTGTCTTATTGGCTACAGCGTAACTATCCTGAAAAGTTTAAAAGCTACGGCCCTCTGTATGACACCACCGGTAACTACTTAAACCCTGTCTCGTGGCGCTGCACAATGATTTGGAGTGCCTACATGGGGCTCCCGCTTTCACTTGAAGGTGTCGGTGCTGTGCTCGGACTCAAAGAGCAGAAAATGAAAGAAGGTAAAGATCTCATCAGATACTTCTGTGTACCCTGTAAACCCACAAAAGCGAATGGCGGCAGAACACGTAACCTTCCCTGCCATGCTCCTGATAAATGGGCCACCTTTAAATCCTACAATGAGCGTGATGTTGTTACTGAGATGGGTATAAAAGAAAAGCTGCATAAGTTCCCAGTTCCCGACTTTATCTGGGATGAGTACCACTTGGATCAGCAAATAAATGATAGGGGTATTCTGGTTGATATGCAGCTTGTAAAGAACGCGATTGCATTTGACGAACGTTCTAAATCAGATATCTCCTCTCAAATGAAAGATATGACTGACCTTGAAAACCCTAACAGCGTCGTTCAAATGAAAGCGTGGTTATCCGACCAGGGACTTGAGACAGATACCCTTGGCAAAAAAGCTGTCGCTGAACTTATAAAGGAAGCTCCTGACGACTTAGCTCAGGTGCTCTCCCTTCGACAACAGCTTGCAAAAAGCTCTGTGAAAAAGTATCAGGCGATGGAAAACGCTGCCTGCCATGACACACGTGCAAGAGGTATGTTTCAATTTTACGGAGCCAACAGAACCGGTCGCTGGGCCGGCCGCTTAATTCAATTACAAAACTTGCCGCAAAACCACATGGATGACCTCGCAGAAGCCAGAGAGCTCGTAAGACAGGGTGACTATGAATCCTTAGAAATGTTATATGATGATATCCCGGACACCCTCTCACAGCTCATCAGAACTGCCTTTATTGCTAAACCTGGTTACAAGTTTTACGTAGCAGACTTTGCCGCTATTGAAGCGAGAGTTATTGCTGCTATCGCAAATGAAACATGGCGTCAGGAGGCCTTTGCAAAGGGGCTCGACATCTACTGTGCCAGTGCATCAAAAATGTTTAACTGCCCTGTTGAGAAACATGGTATAAACGGTCATCTTCGTCAAAAGGGTAAAATCGCAGAGTTGGCCTTGGGCTACGGTGGATCCGTAGGTGCCTTAAAAGCTATGGGAGCGCTAGACATGGGCCTTACAGAAGAAGAATTACAGCCCCTCGTAGATGCCTGGAGGCTTTCTAACCCAAACATCGTATCTTTATGGTGGGATGTCGATAACGCAGTAAAGAACGCCATCAAAATGCATAGCAGCACCGAGACTCATGGTATTAAGTTTACCTGGCGCAGCGGCATGTTATTTACCACCCTCCCTTCCGGCCGGAAGCTCACCTACATTAAACCCAGGATCGGGGAGAACAAGTTCGGCGGTGAAAGTGTTACCTATGAAGGTATCGGCTCTACTAAGAAATGGGAGCGCCTTGAAAGTTACGGTCCGAAGTTTGTCGAGAACATTGTACAGGCGATTTCAAGAGACCTCCTTATGAATGCAATGAAAAACCTGCCAGGTGCTCTTATCTGCGGGCACGTTCATGACGAGCTTCTCATCGAATGTAAAGAGGAAGTATCCCTCGATGACGTCTGCAAGGCTATGGCACACAACCCTGAATGGTTCCCGGATATTTTACTTCGAGCAGACGGCTACATTACATCTTTCTATAAAAAAGACTAAAAGAGAAGCAGCGCCGGTGTTATCCAGCGCTGCTTTTTGAGCTATTATTCGCGATTGAGTATGTTTGTATTGATTATTTACCTACTTTAGTATATACTTTATAACGAAAGGAAGGTGCAACCATGGGAATGATTTCTGCTAAAGAAGCAGCCGATGCCTGGGGCCTTACAAAAAGAAGAGTTCTAGTACTCTGTAAGGAAGGACGTATTCCAGGTGCTCAAATAGTCAATAACTCGATGTGGCTCATACCAGACGATGCTGAGAAACCTGAGGACGGCCGAGCCTTTCGCTATAAAAAGGAAAGGAGTGATGAATTGAGCATCACACCATTGAAAAGGTCGGTAAAAGCTGAAGGTCATACAGCTCAATATAAAATGCATAAATACTTTGCAAGACGACCCTATAACGTTTTCAAGCATATCATAAAACATTACACATCTAAGGGAGACGTTGTACTTGATCCATTTTGCGGCGGAGGCGTAACCGTCTTTGAAGCAGCCGCTTTAGAAAGAAATGTTGTTGGCGTTGATCTAAACCCACTGGCAGCATTTATATCTAGGATGCAGATGTTTAACGGCGAGATATCAGAATTAAAAGACTTCTATCGCCGTTTTTTAGTGACCGAAACAAAAAAATACAGCGAGTGGTATACAGTAAAATTTCCGGACGATGAAGGAACTGCAATTTGGTTCGAATGGGCATATGTTGTTAAGTGCCCTGATTGCGGATCATCCATAGAATTACTCGAAAAAAACAAAAAAAGTAATGGTGTATACTTCTGTCCTAATCCCAATTGTAATGGGCACACAAATGGTCAGAAAAGAGTTGATTGTTCTCCATCCGGCAGTATTCCTATTCGCGTTAAATATCAATCTGCAAAAACCAAAAATACCGTTGTCCGCGATCTTTCATATGAAAACATGCCAATTTTTAAGAAGATCGATTTCAAGAAGACCATCGGTAGCCTTAAGTACAAAGTTGATTTTAAAGTTCCTGATGACTGGGACAGACAATACGAAGATAAGTTACAAGAAAAAGGCATTGAAAGTTATCACGATTTTTTCACAGAAAGAAATTATGCCCTAAATCTATTAATATTCAATGATATTATGGAACTACGCGGAACGACAGGTTCCTTAATGAATGAGTATTTATATTTCTTGTTTAGCTCATCGCTTCGCTACACAAACAAAATGACACGTGTAACTGATAATTGGGAAAACGGAAATCCTACAGCAATGGATAAGCATGCTTTCTGGCTTCCAAATCAGTACGTTGAAACAAATATACTAGATGTATTAAATCAGCGTTCAAAAGCAATTATTAAAGGGTGCACTTACTCCGCCTCCACGCTTCCTAAGGATTTAAAGGAAGTATCAAGTTTTGAAGATATAAAGTTACATAACAGTTTTATGGTACTAAACCAGAGTTCATCTGAACTTCCTATCCCTGATGATTCTGTTGATGTTATTATCACTGACCCGCCATACGGCAGCAACGTTCAGTATGCAGAATTATCAACCATATGGAATGCATGGTTTGCAGTTTATGCCGGACTTGATTCATATATTTATAAAGAGCAAGAAGCTGTCATGAATCGTAAAAAGAATTTTACCGGTTCAAAAGATGTTGATGATTACGAAGAACTGTTATACGACGTCTATGCCGAGGGAGCAAGAGTCCTAAAAGATAACGGATACCTTGTTTTTACTTTTAACAATAAAAACATCAAAGTGTGGGTAGCCATGTTAAAAGCAGTTGCAAGAGCAGGTTTTTACCTTCCCGACGATGGAATTCTATTTCAGGATTATATTGATTCTTACAAAAACACTGCGCACTTAAGATTTTCTGGAAACATACAAGGTGATTTTATTTATTCCTTCCGCAAAGGACGTATGGAAATAAACCATGATGAAAATAAGGTATTTTCTGACATTATTGAAGACGCAATAGATACCACAGTCACATCTCTTTTCCGTAGGAAAAAGAAATACGACACTCCTGAGTTATACCAAAAAATATTAACTACGATGACCAAAGATTTGATGGCATATATTTTATGGTGTAATAACAACGGGATCGAAATGGAAGATATTTCCTCCTTCTCAAATGACTACTTAGAAAATCGTCTTAAGCGTACTTTAATTTGCGAAGACGGAATCTGGAGGAAGGCATAATGAAAAAATTACTTAAAACAACAAAAGTATATAATTCCAGTGAGCTTCAAGATTTTATCATATCTTTGGAGTCACGATATGCCATCGAATCTGCAGAAGAGAAATATCATAACCTGGTAAACTTTTCAACAAATACAGATGTTCCTTACCACCAATGGTTTACCTACAGAGAAGGATTTGCTGGTAAACTAATTAATGAGTTAATTTCTATGTCAGGCGCTTTTCCTGGCGAATGTATAATCGATCCCTTTTGCGGTTCAGGAACCACTAACGTTGTTGCCGCACTTGATGGATATGATACGCTTGGACTTGATGTAAATCCAATGTCTGCCTATATTTCAAATGCAAAAGTAGACCATTATTTACAATCGGATCTCGATACGTTATCAGACCACATTAAAAAACTAGGATCTTTCGACAGACATAATTACAAGAGTCAATATGAAGACATTAAAAAGTATTTTCAGGATGAACACTTCCAGGAATTAGTTAGAATCAAAACATATATTGATTCACTACCCGATTCCAAAGCAAAATCAATAATGACTGTTGCTTTTAACTCTATTGTTATAGACTGCTCCGACAGAAAACGAGATGGAAATGGACTGAAAAAAAGAGACACAAAGGTAAAGAATGTAGAGAACCATTTTATAAACAAAGTCATGCTTATTTCATCAGATATAGCATCAGTAAAGCCAAAAGATGGTGTATCCGGATACTGCGTTTATAATTCCGCGTATAATCTTTACGAAGAATACAAGCGTCTATTCGGCAGCAAAACTGCTGGCGCTATTATTTTTTCACCTCCATACGCCAATTCATTTGACTATTTTGAATCTTATAAATTGGAGCTAGTTTTTGGAGACTTCGCTGATGGTATAAAAGGAATAAACGAATTGAGAAAAAAAGCAGTCAGATCATTTATTGGCGGTTCTGTTCAAGACACTTGTGATAAATATGTTGATTTAATCGCTAAAGAAATTGAGGAAGCAATCCCGCTAAAAGAGCAAGAAACAGGCAAGAGAGATACTCGAACAAGGAAAGTTCCGAACATGATCAGAGGTTATTTCTCAGATATGCGAGAAATAATAAGGCAATGCTCTTTAACTCTTAGTTCAGGTAAGAAAACTTACATCGTTGTTGATCAATCTGCTTATTGCGGCAAAATTGTACCTACCGATTTATTATTAGCATATTTTGGTGAGCTTGAAGGGTTTGAGGTTGGAAGAATAATAGAATGCCGAAAAGCACGAACTTCTACTCAACAACTAAACAAGTATCCGTACTTAAAGACTACATTAAGAGAAAGCATAGTTGAATTAATAAAAAAGTAACAGGGGGAATAATGCTACATTTTAGAGTTCCTTATACTTTGGAATATTATTGTTCAAAACCCTTCCGGTTTTCGTTCAATGATAAATCAAATAAAATAACACTCATTGACAGCTACGCAACTAGTTCTGTAACTCTCGATTATGATGATATCGATTCGACAACTGAATTTTCCTTTTCAAAAGGAAACCAATCTTTAAACATCTACTCCTTATTGTTAAAGACTGGCGAGATACTTCATTTTGTTGATAACAAGGCCTACATCAACGATCTGATAAATTCAGAACAGCCAAGCGACCTGCTATCAGTCCTACCTGAAAAGAACAAATACTGCTCTTCTTTTCAAAAGACATTACAAAACAAACGTCCTTGTGAAAACGCATATATAATTTGTGCATCACAAAGTAATTATGAAACACGTAAGCAAAAGCTCACTGAAATATCGCAAAAGCACCATTAACACAGAAAAAGCCTTCACCACAAAATGTGATGAAGGCTTTTCTTTAATACCCTTTATACTCAATATAGTTTCGCTTCAATGAATCCAAAGGACAGGTTTCAATCTCTGCAGACTTATCCAGAATTTCTTTAATTCGGTCTTCGCCTCCCGGAAGCAGCCTTATTTCATTCTTCGGTGCCTTCTCGTCAAAAATATCGGACCACGACAACAAGTGTTTCAAAATATAATTGAACTGATTATACACTGTCGTTCTTGATGACCAAATATCCTCGAAAGTAAGCGTAGTATCAAACTTTGTATTCAGCACGTCAAGAACTATACGCTTATTTGCTTCGTTTAGAATTTCAATATTAGGATACGTTGTTCTTAAATATTGCACGCGTTCGATAGCTTCCTGCTCACCTCTAGTACCGAAGTGTTTTCCAATATAAAGTGAATATACAAATTCAAATTTTGTTATATATCCTAACTCGGCGATTACTCTCAGTGCCATTCTATATGGAAACTTAGGAACTCTGGTGATAGTATCAAGCTCATAATACTTAAGCATCTGTTCTCTAAAAATATCAACATAGAGGTCTCTATATTCAAACATTGCTTTACCTATATCTGTAACATAGAACTTAAGATCCTTCTCTATTAAGGCTCCAATCTTCACACAATGCGATACATTATTATGATTTATGGTAATTGATTCTCGTGACAATCCTTTTGCAAAAGTATCATATTTTTCGAGAGTCGGAAGTACCAAATTCTCATAATAAGCATCAATATTGTAATCACCTACCGTTCTGAAGGTGCGCTTAGTTCCTGAGGTTCTTGAAGCTTTGTTTACGATAAACTCCTTAGCTATATTACTAGGGTCTTTATTAACCTCCGCTATTCTAAGGCTAAGACTTTCTGAGAACTCGTCTAAATCAAGCTGCTCTGACAATTCAACAATTATCGGTGCGTCAGGATCCTGACTTACATGACCTTTGCCCTTAGCTGCACGAAGATTAAGTTTATCAATATAATCAGCAAGAATACGGTCCTGATCCCTAAGTGCCTGAATGACAGAATGCAACGTACTAAAATCTTTAGGATCTATATCCTCAAACTTAGCAACATTATCTGCTATTATCATCGGGATAATAATGTACGATACCTTATCAGGCTTATTTATATCCTTTCTGAGAGACCTTCCTACTGCCTGGATGATATCAACAATTGAGTTCTTTGGTTCAGAAAAATAAACAGCGTCGATAATAGGCACATCTACGCCTTCAGTCAAACAACGGGCATTAGATATAACACCATAAGGAGCTTGAATAAAAGCATCAAAAATCTCTTTTCGATCTCCTGCGCTCATAGTGCCATTAATATGTCCGGCATAGACATCTGTCTCTTCTATTCCTTCTGTCAAATCAGATACAACTTCAGCAATCGGTGCGCCCTGAGTAGGTTTTATAAACTGCTTGGCCATTTCAATGTTTCTGTGATAAGAAATTACTTTATTAATTCCAATATCACCCATTGTTTTCGCCAGGAGCACCTGTTTAAATAGTGTTTGCGCATCTATCTTTCTATCTCCGGTGCTAATAATTTGGTTATCTTGAATGATTTTTGTTAACTCGCTTTCATTCATACAGCAAAGGACAATCTTATAATCACTAATTATCCCCTGATCAATAGCTTCTCTAAAAGGAAGAGAGCTAAATGTCTTACCATACTGCTCCTCATTATCCATAGAGAAAACTTCGTAATTCAATTGCTTAGCTCTGCCTACAATATGAGGATTTACAAATCTCTCTGTAGCTGTCATAAAAAGACGTTTTTTACATGAAATAAACTCGTCGTTCATTCCTATGATAAACATCTCAGAATCCTTATTTCCTGCAGTTCTGTGGGCCTCGTCGAAGAACGCTATATCAAATGAGAAATCTTCTCTTCCCTGCAATGCCACTACTATTGCGTCTAACGATTGATACGTCGAAAAGATAACTTTGTCTTTGTCAGTCTTATAATCCAAAAAGCTTCCTATTTTTTCCGGATCAGTCGTAACTGGTACACCAATATATGAAATATCTGCAGCAAAATCATCTTCAACATCTGTGCTTGCAACGGTTTGATCGCTACATACGCACATATAACTAAACGGTGCATCTGCCTGAGGCATCCAAGATTCAAGAGTCTGCTTTATCAATGCTAAGTTTGGCGCAACAAACAATACTGTATGTGCACCAAGCTCTTCCTTAATCCAAAGTGCGGTAAGAGTTTTTCCTGTTCCGCAGGCTGCAAGCAATTTACCCCTATCAGCATTAGCAAAACCATCTAACACTTCATTAATTATCTTCACCTGGTGAGGTTTAGGAGAGTACTTTTCTCTTTTATCTGTGACTTCACCACCATTTGCGAAGTCATATAACCACGAGAAAAAGGCCTCATCAAGAGCCATAAGGCTATCTCTTAAAATTGTAAATTGATCCTTTTTCTTGTAAGCCTGCTTAGGGAGATTATAGCAGTTGGCAAATATACATCTCTCTGTGGTATGCTCTGATTCTGCCCAAAAAGAGGTGAGATCATCATATGATGGTGCTTCAGCTCCCGACCTAAACTTAACCTGATAAGCAATTGATGAACCGTCTTCCTTTATAACTAACCCGTCTACTCCGCTATCTTTCTTTTCCAGCTTATACTCTGCTTTATAGTTGTCGGGAATATCCGGTCCCATGTATAGTTCACTTACCTGATATATATCTTTGAAGTATGTAAAATAAGCGAAAGCAAACTGCTCGAAGGCATCTCCTTTTTCTTTCGTAATAGAAATAGACTCAATGTCCTTCTCAACTTCCTCCCAGCAGCTATAATGTTTTTTGAAAATACTATTAAATGTCATAGTCTAGGCTCCTCCTTTTCTAATGTCACTGAAATCACTTCTCGATCACAGTACTTTTTTATCGAATCCCTTATGTATTCAACTGGCACCTCATCTACGTCTGTATAAATAACAAGATCATCTTCATCAATTATTGCTCGTGAATCTTTAAGTTCTTCATAAAGGTCGTGGTTTTCAGAAATCAAGATTTCATGAACCCAATAATGCCAATCTTCTGAAACCGGAATCTCATCCCTATATTCAGAAAAATAACCATTGGCTTGCTCTCTGTTTTTAATGTCGTCTTCCCAAGAAGAAAGGATGCCGCTTGAATAGAACGATGTCTTTTGTCCACAAATATTACAATACCGAGCATATTCAGGTAGCAGCTTTGTGTGTGACGGATTTTCACACTTGTTATAAAGAGGCTGTCCACAAGTGCAAACTACCTGGCCACCTCGAAAACTGTCGTTCCCACAATTCGCACATTTCATCAGCCTTCCGTTATGGGTAACTCTTGCTGAACTGAATGATCGAGGGCTAGAATGTATTTTTTTAATTAATTCAGTCCCACATACCAAGCAGTACTTATCACCTAAGTCAGTTGGATTATTACAGCGAGGACAAACTAATTCATTTAACCTCAAATTATAAGCGTTAGTAAAAATATACTTATGAAACCTTCTAAGAACAGCATTCTTTCCAGCTTCGCTAACATTCAAGTCCTGATTCAAATCGCTAATAGTAATATCCGCTGCTGCACTTGAAATATCGCACAATGCCTGAATGTGATAAACATCAAACATGTTTAATTCTTTTAAAACCGGTGTTGGCGCTAACAATTCAGCCGCAAACATATCTGCTTCTCGCTCTAAAACCTGGTAAATCTTACTCCTATGAATAGAATAAGAATCTGGCTGTTCAAATTCAGTAAAGTGTTTAAGCACAATATGTCCAAGTTCATGTGCCTTAGAGAATCTTATTCTTTGTGGTGTCCTACCTTTGTTTTTGTAAATTGTTATGTATAATCCATTATAAAAACAGGTAAAAGCATCCGCGGTATCATTATCCCAGAAATCAATAGGTATACCCATTTTGGCAATTTCTTCTGCTTTTTCAGCATCAAAAATCAAATACTTGCCTGGCTCATACAAAGCCTCAACATCTATCGGTAATGAGTCTTGCTTTGATTCTAATAGAAAGGCTCTCGCTGCTTTTTTTACAAGATCGCGTCTTGGTCTCTCTGGCGCTTGTTTAAGCATTTTGATCCCCCCTACTCATCATCGTTTTTCTTATAACCTTGAGTGGTAAGGAGTGTATCTAGAAACACTGCCATTTGATCCATTGTTTCCTTCGGTGCATCCTTTGCTCGATATAATACCTTTAAAAGATCTCCGGACTTTGAAAGCCCCGCAAGGATCTCTGAACTACTATTTTTGGCCGATTCCATCAACTCATCCGTAGAATCAGTTTCTTTTAATAATTCAGCCGGTGACATTTCAAAAGCCACCGCTATTTTTTCAAGTGTATCTAAAGATGGATTTTTTACATCCTTCTCCAAATCACCGAGGGTTGTCTTAGATAAGCCGGTTATCTGAGCAAGTTCACGAAGCGACATGTTTTTTTGTTTGCGCAGATTTCTAATCTTTTCTCCTATCTTCATAGTCAAACCTCCTTTTAACGATAGTGTATCACGTTTGTCCGCAAAAGTAAACCCCTAAAACCATAATAGCGGACAATGTGAACCAGTTTCATTGACATGCGTCCGCTATTGTGGTACACTATGGTTAAATTATTAGGAAAGGAGATTTTTATGGCCTACGAAAGAATTCAATGTAGCCAGACAAATTGTCGCTACGGAACAAGCCACTGTTGCTTCGGCGAATATGACCCAAAAACTTTTGATGGTAAACAAATAACCGAACGGCACAAGTGTAAGAGAAACAAAAAGGAATATGTTTTTGTGACCATCATTCCTAATACAACAGAAAACAAATAATTCTACTCGCAGGAAAGCCACCTGGATGCGCTACGCTGCAGAACAAGATCGAAGAATCTTATCTGCAACATTAGCTATCTAGGTGGCTTTCTTTAATTGTTTTCTTGTTCAGCACGTATTTCCTTAAAAATATTTATAAGATTTTTTTGGAAATAAGCGAGCGTATCAGGGGTGACCGCGCTACCGCCATAGAAATGATGAAAAGCGTCGGCAATTGCTGCGTCCCATGATAAATACGGCAAAGCTGAATACGCATCCACTCTTTTCGTATTCCAGTCGTCGTATGCATCCTGAGGAGCAGCTTGCATCGTAATCCACTCATAAAACATCGACCTTAATATTTCATCATTTATAGAAAGGCTTTGAACACTGTTTAGTTTATGATCCCTTCCATCTACTCCTAAGAAGCCTTCCTGCCAGGCAGTTAATGCATTTTTCTTTAGTAGATACGTTACAACTTCAAAGATATCGCCGTATGTAGGTTCCTCTGATTTCTTTACAGGTTCGGGCGGTTTTCGCTCATCAGTACGACCTAACAACCAATCAGTACTTACATCGAAAGCTTCAGCAATTAGGCATATATTGTTTGCCGTTAGATCCCGCTGATTGCTCAAAATTTTGCTTATTGAGGATTGAGGTACTCCGGTTTTTTCTTCAAATTGCTGCTGTGTCATATCACCCATCAGCTCTTTCATTCTCTCAACCTCTATTCTCTTACTCTCTGGCTTTTTAGCCACATGAATCATCCCCTTCTTGTGTTGATACGGAAAGTATAACACAAACGATGATTATTCCAAAAGGAATATTTTTGTCAGACCAAAACATATTTTGTGTGCTCCCTGACATTAGATTATTCCTTCAACCTTTTATTAATGTATAAATGAGCATTTGCTTATTTAAATATGTCCTGAGCATGACATTAAAAGGCTCCCTTTCAGAGCAGGGATGCTTGGACGCTTGCATCTGTCTCAACAGTCTCTGATTGGAAACTTAATACAGAGTCAGTTCTTTGAGACGAGCTGATCACAGAACAAGATGGAGGAAATTTATCTTGGTGGTCAACTACGCTCTTTTTTCAAGCTGCCTGACGGATTTCCTCCGGGCCAACCTAAGGAGGAAATCAAAATGGCAAAAGATGAATTTTACAGAAACTTTAGCAACAGAACATCATTTAATGGGCAAGCTGTCAGATCCGATGAGGAGCTCGTTCCCGCAGTTCTTTCCAAAGACATGGCTCAGACACTGAAACCAGCAGGATTAAATTACGACAATGTTGAAACCTGGACATTTCGTCATGGAAAGAAAGTTCCCGTTGTGTTCATCCCTAATAAAAAGGGTAATTTGGAATCGTACATGAAGATTTTTAATGATGATGTGGAGCGATATCTTAAGCACAAAGACAGCATTCTTTCCGACGACTTATCTCTTGATGAGTTTATTGAGAATATTGACGATGCGGACGGTTCGGGCTACGACCCTACAGGCTCAACTGAAAACGAAGACAAAGCTATGCTCTTAATGACTATTAACATGTTAATTGATGACTTAGCTGCTCAGGATGAAAATATGGGCAAAATAATGCAGCTTCTCATAGAAGGTTATCAAAAAAACGAGATTCTCAGTAAGGTTGATCTCGGCAAGGGTAAAACCCAAGGATACGCCTTCATTGAAAAAACCCAGAAGCTTGCAAAGGAACTCTTTGATAAGAAATATCGTTAATAACACAAACAGCGGCACGTTACTCAGTGCCGCTGTTGTTTTTATGCCATTGTAATTGTAAGCTTTCCGTCACCCTGGCAGACCACGTCCACTTCTGCACCGGATTCAAAGCCCCAGACATTAAGCCAGTCACCCTTCAGAACGATTTCAGGCGTTGGCTTATACTTGTAGCCGCTACTCTGATGAACCTTCAAATGACGAGCAGCATGTTCCGTAGCTTTTGATTCACGTTCTTTTTTCAAAGCTTCCTGTTCAAGAACATATTCGTCATGACTCTTTATCTGCTCAATGGCATTTATGACCGTTCTGCACTGTCTATGCTTGTGATAGTACGGGTCTTTGAACTTATGCTTATGATAGAGCGTAATCTTATACTGGGCCTCAAACTGGTTCTTAAACACAGTCCAGCAGTGTCCTGTGTTGCACGACTGCACTTCAATATACTGGTCTTCTTCTCTGATGATCCTAAAATAAGGGTCACGTAAATAACTTAATTCTTTTCTTGTGAACAACGAAATCCTCCTTTGCATTTTTACTTTAAACATTGATACTTTGTACCGATCCGGTACTTGATGCGCAGGCGGGAAGAACTACGCATGAATTGAATTTTGATGGTTTGGGAGAACCATCGATATACGGGAATGAAACCTTCTTATGAGGTGTTTAAAATTCTAACCCATTTAGTAGATTTTGGCAACAAAAACCTATCGTTGAACTGTATGCACTTTTTCGATAACCATAGTGAAGTGTCAACCCTCCGCTATGGACCAGTTCCTACTAAGGCAATTTTCCTCTAAAAAGAAAAGGCTTATCCAGGGCCCAATCTACCGTTTAACGATAACGCCTGAATAAGCCTTAAAAATCAACGCTTTTACTCTTTATATGTGTTCACCTTTGACAGCAAAACAACCGTCTCGACGTGAACAGTATGACCAAACTGATCTACTGGACAGACCCGCTCCAACTGGTACTGTCCAGATCCACACAGAATCTTTAAGTCCCTAGCTAATGTGGCTGGATCACAGGATACATAGACGATACGCTTAGGCTCTGCACCTAGTATGGCATCTAGTACACTCTCTTCGCAGCCCTTCCGTGGAGGATCTAAGACGATGACATCCGCCCTGCGGCCGGAAATATAGCCCAAGCCATTCTCTCTAGCACTGCCATCTCTTCCCTCAGCAGTTGTTTCTGCCTCTTTCAGAAAGGCCTCCATCCGCTTTTCTTCCTGGGAAAGGCTTCCTAGGGCCGACTTTCCTTCTGTGATTAGCTTTGGCAATACATCCTCTGTTGCACCACAGTAGAAGTCCGCATTGGTGATTCCATTCCGGTTTGCATTTTCCTTCGCATCAGAGATAGCCTCTGGTACGATTTCCACGCCTGTGACATGTCCTGCTGCCTTGGCCAGAAATAGAGAGATAGTTCCGATGCCACAGTAGAGATCGTAGACATTCTCCTCACCAGTTAAGTCTGCATAGTCTAAGGCCTTCTGATAGAGCTTCTCCATCTGTAATGGATTCACCTGGAAGAAGGAACGTGGAGAGATCTGGAAAGCAATTCCTCCAATGGTATCGGTAATAGTCTCTTCCCCCCAGAGGGTTTTCGTCTCCCTTCCCAGGATGACATTACTTCGCTCTCGGTTCACATTCAGAGATAAGGAGATGAAGCGTGGATCAGCACTACGGATCCCATCCACCAGGGAGTCCACTGCTGGAATCTTA